ACGTCATTATCGAAGGAATATCCTGTAGGGGTTTCCTTTATAATGACGAATATCGGTTTATCGGAACACGACATATATTAATGTCTCAGATTAAAATTTAAGCATCGAGTTTAAATTCTTTGTGGTGGAAGAAGAAATACGTTTCGCATTTTTAACAATACCTTCAAATTTACGAGCCCATGTGTTTTGAATATCTAAGGGAACTGTACCGTTAAGAGTATTTGTCTGATCGAATAGTTGTGAATACCTTTCATCGTTTGATGATATACCAGCAATCTTATCAATGGATAGAAGCATTAGAATAACGTACCTCCAAAATACCCTCTGCGGTAAATTATCTCTCATTTCATACGTGAAAGTAAGGTACGTATTCACGAGCTGTTCGCGCTTAGACTTGATATCCAGCTTGTTATTCAACATTCTACCAATCGCTGCATTCTGTGTAGCCGTCTTAGGTGTGGTGCCAGTCTTAGTAATAGTTACTGTTCGAGACATCTAATATCTTCTGAGATTTTAATCCATGAACTTTAAAGGTAATCTCTTGTATAGTTCCACCCAGCTCAAAACGCTTATGTCGTCCTTCTTGCACCATTCGTATTCTTTACCATTGTACCCCGCAAAATGATACGCGTCCATGCCCCAGTGTTTACAAACGCCACAAGTCGTATCGCTGTCGTCTATGATCGTGTCTAGATTAAGGGAGTGGCATATATCGTATTTCTGAATTTCATAACTCGTAAAACTATTCGTCAAAATAACATCGTCAAAAATACCCGGAAAATATTCATTTAACCAGTCTTCGGTCTTCTCTCTAACGCAGTCGTGACGCCCCGTGACGATGTACATCTTATCTATATAGGGGCGCATGAGTCGGAGAACTGCTTGAGAATACTCGATAGGCTGGAGTGCATCGAATGCCTCGGAATCATAAAATTCTCGTACCATCTTCCGGGATTGGGGTTCTGTTATGTTAAACATTTCGCGGTACACGTATCTACATTTTTCGGTAGGCATTTTTAGCTTTTTATACTTAGCCATGGGTCTAACAAACGGTACGAGAACTTCATCAACGTCAACGGCAATTCGATTCATTTACATATTCATAACAAATTATTCGTAGTCTCTAATCGCAACTCCCACTGGGAACCTGGGGACATTCTTGTCGGTCAGGTTCTGAAATCTCACGGTAAGCATCTTACCAATGAAACGTTCCTTGTTCGCGTATTTATACTCACGATCCTCCAGGGTACCCTCCGGGCGTGCATTGAACACGTTGCCTTCTTCCGTCTTGCAGATCCACACGACACACTTTGCATCTCGACCGTGACCAGTCGTGGCTCCGATGATCTCGTACTCCTCCGTCTGAAAATCCTTGTGCTTGAGAAGGTAGTTGCTTCGCTGACCAACTTCGTACACACTGAAGCGGTCGCGAATCATCGTACCCTCGTGACCCTCTTCGACGTGCTTTTTATGAACGAGAGGGAGCTGACGCTTCTTCGCGACCAGCTTAGTCTCTACAAACACATAGTGCTTGTTCTTGAGAGACTTCACGACCGCCCAGCGCTCCTCAAACGTCATATTCAATGCGTTCATATCGAAGTAGTCGAACACGTGGAACTTGAGCTTCAGGGGATCCGTCTTGAAAGTGCTCGTAAGCTCTTCGAACGTCAGGTTGGGATCAAACGCCTCGCCGTCGACGTACTGACCCGCCTTGAGACCTTTACCGAGAACCTCGGTTCCAGGAATGATCTTCCCAGTCCTCGAGATGCCACCGTCCTTAGACACCAAGAGACGAACACCGTCGAGTTTGGGTTGCACGTAGAAAGGTTCGGAGATGTACTTCTCCCGATCTTCCCACTTGTTCGCCAGCATAGGAAGAATGGCCGTCGCCTTGGTGTTCGCATTCTTCCACATGGTCTTCGCGCGCTTCGTCGCACTCTCAAAACCGAGAGGGACTTCCGTCACGGATGTAGCCTCCTTGCCTCCAACCTGTCCGGTTGCCTTCACGATGCACCAGACATCGTTGATCTCCTCGACGCGGATGTCGAGGTAGCGCTTCTTGCCGTTTTTGTCGGTAGTAAAAATTGTATTCATATTAGTAGTAGGAATGATACCAGTAGTAAATTATGAAAGGATGGAGCGACTTAAGCCTCCTCCGTTAACGACTGTTCCCTTAAATATGAATACAATCAGTATTGGGGTGATCATCTTAGGTGTAATTTTTTTATATAAACGAAATCTCGAAGTTACGAGGCGCCGTGAACGATCCCGTAGGTGAGACAATCATCAAAGTTCAAGTAAATATCCTTGCGCATGAACTCGTCCAGCGTCTCTTTGGGGATCTCGGTCTCGGATTTGTAGATCCCTTTGATCGTTTTCATGATTTTTTTGCATGTTTTCATCTCATCCTTGAGCTCGTGATACTTTCCAAAGAATCCAGTGGAAAGTTGGTGAATCAACACGAACGAGTGTCGACTCATGAGTCGTTTCTTACCCCCTAGAAGTAGAAACGTGGCGGCGCTACAACAATTACCCTCAGCTATGCACGTCACGTTGACCCGTGCAGATCTGAGTGTATCCATGGCACTCAATCCAGAGAACACATCCCCTCCTTCACTATGAATATGAACCTGGATGGTAGGTGTATACCCAGGAAGTTCGATAGCCTTTTTGAGTAGATCGACCTCCAGTTTCCTAAACTCTTCCAAAAACGTTAGGATGCTCTCACGGTCGATGGCTCCATAGTAGTAAATATCACACCCGACCACACGGACAATATCGTCGCCGGAAGTCTCGTCTTCACTGTCAGAGCTACTCATTGACTATACTACGCAGTTTCTTTTTAACTTTTGCAACTTCGGATGGTTTCAATTTGTTCCCGAGTGCGAGATGATTCATGATATCAAAATCAAGAGGTGTGAGTTTATATTCGATTAAAGGATCTAGATTTCCAGCGATCGCATATTGTCGTATGAGTCCCAGCTCTTCTATAGCCAGTTTTGTCATGTGCCGCCCTTGTATGTTTTTAAGTTTATTGTACCGCATCTTATAGTTACCATATTTTGTCCACGTACTACCGGGTTGAATTTTTTCAGATTTCAATGGTTCTCCGAGGTTATGTTTAGGCACAGCCATTCCACACGTTATGTAGTATGGCATGTAGTTCCACTCACCTTTATACATTACAGAATCATATACATCCGCGAGCGATAATGAATCTGCTATCGGTACGACGTTGGCATCTTTTGAGTTCAGATAGTTTCCATGTATGACATCCACTACGTGACCGTGTTCATGGACGGGTTGGTTCGTGTCAAAACTCCCACCTTTATGACACAAAATGTCGAGTACTATATCTTTCGATGTTTTAAATACATCCTTTTCATCTGAAAAGTTCATATAATCGTAAAAATTGCGTATATTTCCTTCACACTTATCAGCGGCGAACCTGGCTCTAGGATTCCCGCACTCTAAAGAAAATATCTCATCCGCGGAACGTTTCGGTACGATTATGAGTTTAAAATTCGGTAACATATGGATAGATGTAGATGTCACGACGACCGATCCTTTCGTGATCTTTTCATTCGTATCAGAAATCTTATCTATGATTTGCTTGTGACCGTATACACTCGAATCATACCCATCTATTAACACGTGATGAGATGTGTCACCTATCAAGTTCAGAAAAGTACTCTTTTTTTGAAAGAGTTCGGAGTGTAACTCGATAGTATTACTTGCATTGAGTAAACAGTCTACTATAAATGTCTTCCCCGAACCGGTAGGACCGCATATGAACACATTCTCCCCTCGCGCCAAAAATTTTTCCAACAGAGAAATTTCTTTATCGTGGAGCGTCGGTGGTCGCTCCTTTTTTTGTGGGATTATTTTAATGAAGGAGTCCATCACTGATGAGTTCACTGATCAAGCTTTAGATATTTTTTTGGAAAGTGATACACTTCAGGCAAGGATCATAGAACCAATCAAAAGAAAGGTTTTTCCTTATTTGATATGTATCGGTCTCTTTAATCTGATATTATTCATAATGTTAGCTTATGTGGCTAGGAAGATTTCGGGTCCTCGATGACCACCTCGACGTCCGATCTCGGAGTAACGTCACCCGTTCGTATAGCTCCAAGCTCCTTTTTTAACTCATCGCGCATCTCGTCTTCCGAGATAAACATATCGATAGGTTGGATATGCATGATCTCTGGTTTGAAGAATTCGGAATCGTCGGGGAACTGCTTCTCGAACGCCTGAATAATGGAATACGGAAGGGGTGGTGACTGCTCGATAAGCCTGTCGTACTCGGCTCTGCACGTCTCTATCATCACAGAACCGTCACAAGAACGTTCTTGGATGGGGAGAGAAAGCTCTAACCGAATTGTACGAGAAAGCTTACCGTACTGCAGTGACGCAACCCTGCAACCCTCCATTAATTCATTAATTTTTAGGAATTGCATTATAGTCGCTATGATCCCAGCAATCAAGTTAAGACCACCAATCATGGCTGGTGCCGAACCTCTTACACTTTCTGGAAACGACTGCTGCGCAAAGTTAGCTGTACCCGTGATCGTAGACAACACGATGACTGGTAACGTAAAACGCATACTCTGTTTCTTAAACACGAGATATGCATGATTGTGCATGTATCTGTAACAGGCCGACGCTTCACCCCAAGTTTTCAATATCTTTTCCTGTGAAGGATGCCAAACTCGTTTTACCTTTTCTTTGGGTTGGGCCTTTTTCTTTTCTTTGTCCATACTAATAGAGATGAATATTATATTTTTCATCCACGTCCTTCTCTTCCTCGCGATGATAGTGATACCATTTACCGCGGATGAAGTGATCCTGTCTCTTTACTCGCTTCTCATACCTTTCCTGTTTTTTCACTGGGCGACGAACGATGATACATGTGCGCTCACGGAGATTGAGATGAAACTTACCGGTAATAAGAAGGAAGACACGTTTTTTGGACGATTAGTCGGACCGATATATAAGCTCGACAATACCACATCAGGTCTCATTCCTAAATTTTTATTCCTTGGTTTATGGTTATTCGTCCAGCATAAATTAAAGAGAATACCATACGCAGAACGTGTCGACCTTTCGGGATTCTTTTCTAAGTTATATAAATGAAGAAAGGGAAGTCTAACACACCCGCATTACTGATAATGTTGGTACTAGTCGCCATCATTTTTTATCTCATCACGCGGTTACAGGATCCCAAGGTTGTCAAGGTTCCCGTACCAACACCCATGGTTCCCCCGCGTCGGATCACGAGTATTCGTCGATCGCCCGAATATAGAGATCCCCCAGTCAAGTTGTATAAGCCCGGTGACGTGCAACAAATGGGCGTTTTATTAGGAGAAAACGAGGAGACTCTCCCCTTATATGGAAAAGAGGTGAGAGGGCGCCGTGATCAGTATCACTACTACACATCGACACCTGGGAATCAGATTTACTCTATTCCCGTGACAGTCGGTGACCGTGATTGCATGGATGATCTAGGGTGCAAGGAGTTGTATGGAAACGAATCTGTGAATGTCTTGGGTAAGGCGGCCCCTTATCAGGCTAAGCTTTATAGGACCGATCACTTTTTTTAATCTTGGTATATATAAATGGTTGACATAAGAACAAAAGCCCGGAGAAAGGGTATCCGTTTAACAAGAGACAACCAAGGTAAACGCGTAAAAAAGACGAACGAAGCTTTACGAAAGGAGATTAACTTACGCGATTTAGCTGTAATGAAAAATCGCGTAACTCAAGCTGCCGCTACTATGCGCACGTGTCGTCAACTCGTTAAGAATCGATGCACGTGTGCCACGAAGAAAATGAGCCCGGTACGCCCCCCTCCACCACCTCCACCACCTCGGCGTATGCCGATGGCACGTCCAGCTCCCATCGGACGCCCCACAATGCCTAGAAATCTACTCACACAGCTTCAAAAGAATTTGAATCGCCGCGGTCTTAGACAAATCGCAAACCGAAACGCGAGGACATCAATCGCTTAGCTCCAGACATACTCGGTTTAGACCACAATAGCCACCTAGACCAGAATCCAGCTGTTTTTAAACCAGCTTTAGACCATGTTTCACCCATACGTCCATGGCGTGCGAGATATCTCTTCATACGCGATGGATCTTTATGAATCGTATAATCAGAATAACCTGCACCCCCAAAATCTACGTGCGAACCATCTTCGAAAGTAACCCTGTACTTCTTTTCGGGATTTGGACTCTTTCTGAGCGTTACCTTCATTATTATATGTGAAGAAAATTTTGTATTTTCTTTTCATATTTATAATATATGCCCACATACGTTTGGATACTCATCGCACTTTGGGTACTGTTTATTTTAGCTGGAAACTCTATGCGTGATCCACCCAATAAGTACGATTACCCGTCTATCCCCATCGAGAAGCTTGACGTGTACACTACACCCATAGACATCAAGAAAGAGCGTGCGCGTCAGGAAGAAGCGAAAAAACCGAAGAAACCCGAATACACTTTCAGCCCAGATTCATATGACCGCTTTGCAACTTTTTAATGTAGCGGAATACTAAGATGCAAATAGCTGTGATAGGTACGAGTCTGTTAGGACTCGTTGTATTGGGTTCTATAGCCAATACATTTAATCCTCGCGCGGAAATGTCTCGCGCCCCTTCTATGCCTCTCATAGCAGGTGAAACGAATTGGGACTCCGATTCTGACTCTGATGTCAATGAAGAAATCATAAAGTCGGCAATACAACATAGACGCGAATATCCCACATTAAGCCATGCACCAAGTGACTATTTCCCCGCGGAAGATTATCGTAAAGATAAAACACTGCGTATAAAATTTATAAACTTACTAGACAAACGTGTTAAATTCACAATACACCCCGTCACATGGTCGAGATGGTTTTTGAGTGCTTTTAAATGTATGATACCCACCCCCGTTGGCAGTATAGGTGTCGAAGGTGACGTAGAGAAGGAGACTATAAAAAATAATGAAGTCCGATTAGCACCTATTTCAAAACTGAAAAGGCGTCTACCTGATATTTGTGAGTTCCCTATACCATGTAAAAAAGTCTACGTTTCGATGTATGTAGATGGGTCACCGGTATTTGTAGATCGCAAAATGAAAGCGTTCGATACGTTTATTTGTAGATCCCATACAGGAGTTCGTGCATAAAGAATAAACGCCATGAGTAATCATGGATCAAGAAATTACGAACCTCATTAATCAACTTCACGATCTTCGCGAGGATTGGCACATGATCGAAGACGAGCACAGAAATCATTTAGATAGGTTTGACAACGTTACACGTGAAGCAACCGCATTAAAGGTCATATTAGGAATCTCGTGGGTCATTAATGGTATCATCGCGTGGCTTATCATGGACACGTCGACGGGTGAAACTGTCACTATTGAACCCACTTATTTTAATCATACATAAAGAACAAGTACTATGTAAATAAAAATGGTTAAGAAAGACGACATTGCGTTCACTTCATTGCCATACGCTGAACGCATGAAAATGTATACCGAACAGAAAAAGTGTGCAACCGAAAAAGCTATGAATGGTGAAAAAATTGTGTACAAGTCTACTAACAACCCCGAAAAGTTCAAAGAGTTTCTCGAGAATCGCCTCGAACTATGGGACTCTCTTAAATCGAACGTGGTCGAGAACGGACGATTGAAGAAAGGGTTTACGAACAGGTACCATGAGAAGATGTACGAGAAGACTAGGGAGATCATACAGAATCTACCCTGTTAAGTTCGTCACCTTGATAAGACATGTCCTTACTTTTCCTTCTATGTGTTATATTTTAAAAAGCACCTAACCATCTATTAACAGCTCGTTTTGAAGCGATAACAGAATTTGTTTCATCGTTCACAACGATACTGAGCCCATTGCACACATCTGGTTTATTAGGTTTATCAGGAAACTGAACTTGAAATGCCTGTATAGAAACCGATGGAATATCCGGTGCTTCATCCAACAGGCGATCATACTCTTCCCTGCATTTCAT